GACCCTTTTACCGATGTTGATAAATCCACATGGATCATTGCATTTGCAGTGTTTCTTTTAGGTTTTTTCATGGGTAAAACTATGCAACCTGTTATCCTCAGATATACATAATCACTTACTAAGGTCTCTTATACGAGTCGAAAGTTTTGTATCAGTATCCTCATACATGTCATTATTAACACCCTTTTGCGGAAATCCACTTAACCAATGGTCTTCTGCAACAGTTGAATACGCAACAAATGAACCGATATCACCATACCTGGGAGGAATCCCATCCCGTCCAAAAAGAATAGGACCCCGTTGAGTATCCTCTATAAATCCATCAGTTGTTGAAGCTTCAGCTTCTGAGTTAGAACTTGTTTTGTTTTTTAAATTGTACTTTGGTTTAAAAAACAAAATAAAGAACGCCCCGACTAACAATATTGTTATAATTAGACGAAGCATTTTTGTTTATTGTATATGAATATTATTTACACGGATGAAACTTCAGGCTCTCCCTCCTCCTTGACTTCCTCCAACTTAGCATCAACTGAGGCAGCTTCTTCCTCTCGCTTCCTCTGGCGTTCCTTCATCTCCTCAGCGACAACCGCATCAGCTTGCTTTACAAGTTCCTCCATAGGGGTATCCGGCTTTTCCTTCTTGAGACGCTCAAGAACTTCAGCGGGGTGAGAAATGGGAGCCTCATCTGGCTTGTTGTAAAACTGAGAGTTCTCATCACCAGCTATATGATGACTCTTGACTTGCGACATACCCTCTTTGCGCTCACTGAACATACGAGCCGCCTGTGCTTGGTTATCCTTGTAACCAGTCATGATCTCTTCAAGTTTTTCATTACTGTAATGCACATCCTCAATCTTATCAGAGTCGGGAGGAATCAGCAACCATTTGTAAAGGTCTACAACATAAATATCGAAGGTGCCATCCTCCTTTTGGAGACGCTTAGCGTGATTGGCAGCCTCATCACGTGTAGTGAAAGCACCACGGATCTTAATACCAAATTTATCATTCTTCTGAGGACATTCAGGTCCAACAATAGAGAGACAGGCAAAAGCTTGGCCAGGTACAGTAGTGTAATCGGTTTCGAGAGACATTATATCTATCTAAGGATTCTAAACTTTAAGCCTAGCTTAAAAGTTTAAGTACACATATACATATCATGCATAAGTATTGGGATAAACAACCTGTTTCCCGAGACGATACCACACCAGGTGAAATTGAGAAAATACGTGATGTTTCAAAAAAGACTACAAAACTTCCAGATGGTTTCGTGTGGTCATCGTGTAGTCTCAAAGAAGCTTGTGAGTTTTTAAATTCCCATTATGTATCGGATGGAATATTTAGACTTTGTCATGACGTTGAAGCTTTGAAATGGTCACTGGATGAGAGCGCCATTATTCGTAAAAAGGATACGAATCAAATCATTGGGTACATCACAAGTTCAAATATTGATACCACAGTTGATACGAATGTATTAAAAATGGTTCATATAAGTTTCTTATGTGTTCATGATGAGTATAGAAATTTTGGGTTTGCTCCAATTCTTATATCTGAAATCAAACGACGTGCAAATAAAAAAGACGTATGGCAAGCTATATATACCGTTCACACAAAACTACCAACCCCAATTACGAAATCCTACATGTGGCATCGCCATTTAAACACAGAAGCGCTCATTAAAAATAAATTCTGTCAAGTGGACAAGACTCGTAGAAACTTTTATCAAGTTCGTGGTTCATGTAAGAATGTATGGAGAAATATGACTCTTGATGATGTTCCTAGAGTGACTAAAATTTTACATGAATACAATGAAAAGTTTAGAATTGCACCAGTTATAAACGAAGAATATGTCAAACGAAGGGTATTACCAATTTATTCATTTGTGAATGATGAAAACGATGATTTTATATCCTTCTATGCAGCTCCATATGAACGCATCGATGGTTCTGGTACCGTTAAACAGGTATATAGATATTATGTAGTAGGAGATGTATATGACGATGCATTCATTATAGCTAAGAATTTGGGATATCATATCTTCAATAGCCCTGAAGTGGGGATGACTACAGAAAGTATAGAAAAAATGAAATTTATGAAGGGTAATTATGTATATTATTATATGTTCAATTGGCACCTAAGTGAAATGATTGAACCTAAAGAAATCAATCTAATTATTCCATAATGAGAACTGGTGGCTCAGGTGGTGCGAATACTAACGCAAGTGGAAGACCTTTCGAGGAATGTTTCAGACCCACTGGGACACGTGTCCTCGGGGGCAAGTCGTTCACCTACTTTACCCAAGACGACTTTGTCGCGCATATGAGGGAACTCAAAGACCCACAATGGGACCATAAGAAGAAACCAGATGGGGCACTCGTGAGTGAAGATAAGAATACTATTTTCATCATCGAATGTAAGCATCAAATCGTAGCAGGTTCGGTTGATGAGAAACTTCGTGCGGGTCCGTGTCTCCTCGAAGAGTACAAGCAGTTATATCCCACAGTTGACAATATTCACCTGATGTTTATCATGAATGATTGGTGGTTCGGGCGTCAAATAAAATATAAAATTCCTATTATGTTTAATGAAAAATTTGGGATTCCAGTATTTTTCGCAAAACAAGTAGGTTCGACGTGGAGAGTTCATATTCAAAATAAAAAATGGACAGTTTATCCAGCTCATTATGGGGTTGATGAAGAAGTTATTTTTGATTGGATGAGGACACAAGTACTTCAGTCGTCGTAGATTCTGGATTTTTACTGTTTATAGCTCGTCGAGCCTTTAGTTCCTTAATAGTGTAATCTACAAATGAATTCGTTACCATATTCACATTCGCATTACTCATAACAAAATCTACACCTGAATTCTTAGTTAATTCAAACAGTTCTTCATGGTCTTTTACCCCGAATCCGTCTTTCGTGTATCCCACAAAAGACGTTTTTGTTTCTGGTGCATAAGGTGGGTCTAAATACACGAAATCTCCATTGTTCATGTTTTTGAATGCTTCTCTAAAATCACATTGCCTAAATTGAACCTTTTTAATTAGTTTACTGACACGTGTCAGTTCTTCACCTGAAATTATTACTGGTGTAGTTTTAGGATGCCCATACGGTACATTAAACCCATTAGGTCCTTCTCTATACACACCACGGAAACACATTTTGTTTAAAAAAATGAATGTCGCCGAACGCTCAGGTGTTTCTTCTTTTTCTGTATTAAATCTCTTTCGAATCCAGTAATAGTAATTCTCTTTAGATTTCACAGCCTCTTCCAATGTTTCCGCCGTGCGATTAACTTCTGACCCTTCACACTTCTCATATTGCTCATACAAGGACTTTAGATGACCATACACAGCTTGTGGTTGAGATTGTATATTCTGATAGAGCGCAATGAGTGACCCATTCAGGTCATATGCACATACTTTACCTGTAACTAACTCCCTCGACAATACGGAGAGAAGAACGCTTCCACCACCCACGAAGACTTCGTGATAATCCTTCATTTTGGTTGGAAATGAACCTAAGACATCCTCGATAATTTGAGTTTTACCACCAACCCATTTAATGAAGGGTTTCATATTCTAAATTGAAATTAAAGTTTTAAGCTCTTCTATAGTCATGGAAGAGATTCGTAAGAATCACAATGACGCTAAGAGAAATCTTATACAGTCTGTCTCGAGAGAAGGAGAACACATTCTCGATGTAGGATGTGGTTTCGGTGGAGACCTTCAAAAATGGCACAAATGTGGAGTCAATATAAATATGTGTGACCCAGAGCCATCAGCCCTTGAAGAGGCTCGTTTACGTGCAAAAAACATGCATATGCGTGTCAATTTCTACGAGGGTGATATTCACAACTGTCCACATAGAACGTTCAATGTTGTGTGTTTTAACTTTTCATTGCATTATATATTTGCTAGTAAGAGTCTATTTTTCAGTTCTATTCGTGAAATAAAAAAACGTATAAAACCTGGTGGAGTTCTAATTGGTATCATTCCAGACTCTGAAAAAATAATTTTTAAAACACCATTGGTCGACGAGAGTGGTAATTTTTTCAAACTAAAAGACCATGGAAATGGTGGTTTTGGTGAGAAATTGTTTGTAAACCTAGTTGATACACCCTACTACGCTGATGGACCAAAATCAGAACCAGTAGCTTTTAAGGACCTCTTAATTACACACCTAGAAGAGTTGGGATTCAGTTTACAACTTTGGGAGGGACTCACAGGAAATCCCATCTCAGAGTTGTATAGTAAATTTATCTTTGTATATAAAAGATGATAGCGTTGAT